CCGCGTTGCTGGCAGTGTCTAGAATTGGCACCAGACTATATCGCTACAGGGCGTCATGATGACCGTAAATCTCCTCCTCGAACTAAAAAAGAATCTGAGTTCCGTAAACTAGCAGAAGGTCCTTCTGTCTTCTCATTCTAAGGATTAAAATGGCACAGAAAAATGGCAGGCGAACTGGTGCCTCTCAAGAGGTTATGCAGTATCTAACTTCTAACGCAGATCGCCCACTTATCCAAGCGCAAATCGCAAATGAACTTGGTATGGAAAAGTGGCAGGTGTCTAACGCGGTCAATACTCTCGCAGCTAAATTCCCTCAGGTTGAACGTCCTGCTAATGGTATTTATCGTTGGAACTCTAAGGTAGTTGAAAAGCCACAAGAGCCTGAGACTGAACTAATTGTGAAGATTGTGGATAGGAAGGCTGACGGTACACTTCTAGTTACTGACGAGAATTCTGTCTATGTCATGCGAAAGTTGGACTGGTAATGCACAACCGAGCAGACCAAGTAGCGACTCTAATTCAGGAATCTATCAGTGATGCAGGAGCTGACTTAGTTCTCCAGTCTGAGACACCTCCATCATTCACTGTCCTGTGGACAGATCCTGAAACCGACCTAGACTTTACATACGAGGTCTCAGTTAAGGAGACTGGGTAATGAGCTGGAGCGGCTGGGGATTTACTGTAGGTGGACGACGTGGTGCTGGTAAAATTACAGGTTCTTATGCAGTCACTGAAATTACTGTCCTTGGAGAAGCTAGTGACTCTGGACAATACTCTGGTACAATTGTTACTGGTGCTAAGGGTGCGAAGACACGTGACAGTCGAGAAGTATATGGACCTCTAGCAGAAATTCTCGAAGCTGCACGTAATGATCACTCAAACGCAGAGAACCATGCTATCTCACGGGATAAGCATGAAGGTCCTTGGACTGCTGGTCCCGGAGGCTATAGCGATCCGGAAGGTTTTGACCCAACAGGTATGGGTGGCGAATAACTAAAGACTCAGTAGGTAGTTTAAGCTGATCGGTGGACGAGCAGCATAAAACATTTCCTAGCTAAGCACACTCGATATGGCGTAGTGTGTTAGGAAAAGATCTGGGACTTTCTTCCCCCGTTCGAAATGATTCCCAGCCTACTGTAATCCCGAGTAATTCAATGGCAGAATAACCGCCTGTTAAGCGGTAGGTTGCTGGTTCGAGTCCAGCCTCGGGAGCGGTATATAGACAGGCGCCACGGTAAACACGACACCATGCGTAACCCGTAGAATAACGTCTATATACTAATAACTCTTCGGTGTTGTTACACTGACAACTATCGGAGCTTTATAAGGGAGAGATAGGACGGGGTAGTGCCCGGGCCTATCCTGTAGCGCAGCGTTAGCAAATGCGGACAGACAAAACTGTGAAGCAGACAAAAACTCCCCACTAATATCTTCCGGAGGATATTATGCCTTGGCTTATCCGACCTAAAGGTAAACAGTTTGTTCTGCTTAATCAAGATACTGGAGTACAGAAAGGCCCAGAGTTCGCTACACATGATGAAGCCAGAAACTATCAGAAGGCATTATATGCCAATGACCCCTCTGCTGTAGCAGAAGCTAAGAAAATTGAAGCGGCTGGAAAAGGTGGACAAGAACTCTGGCATCACGCTAAGAGTAATGCAATCAAAAATAAAATAAAGGATACCAATGGACCTCAAGCGAAACGCTGACGGAACTTATCTCATCATCCCTAATCCTGGTTTTAAATTCATTGTAATTGCTGCAGCAATGTACGAAGAGGGTCGTAAGGTAATTGCACTAGATGCAGGTGATCGAGTAGGCACCAACGATAAGCCCAAGGTTTACCATGCACTATCTGACTTCCTAAGTGAACGTGCAGAACAACTCGCGGAAGAAGTAATCGAGGACGAACATGGCGACTAAGGCAAAAGTAATTCTCTTCAAAGGTAGTGGTAAATATTATACAGAGGAAGAGTGGGAAGTTCCGTTAGGAGCTATCCATCCTGCCGATATGCTTTGGAGCGAAGACTATCATAGAATTGGTACAGGTGCTGTACTTGTAGTATCCCAAGAACCTTGGGGATTCCCTCATCTATTTCCATTCGCAGTATCATATGACGACCAACATCGCGATACTAAACCTAACTGGCTCGAGGAATGATGAATGCCCTCAAAGGAGACGTACTCGGGACTTAGTCGCCGAGACCGTCAATACCTCTCTGTAGCGGTAGAACTTGCCAAAACTTCTACCTGTCGTAATAAGCACGGTGCGTTAGTTGTAGTTGGCGGAAGTGTTATCGCTACAGGGGTTAATAGAGAACGGAACCCGCCAGGTATCCTATCAGATTTTGATTTGATTCATGGTGGGATTAGCTATCATGCAGAGGCAATGGCACTTAAGCAACTTAGATTTACAATTCCAAATAGAGCAACCATATATGTAGCAAGGGTTAACAGGGCAGGGATTGAAAGATTATCTCGACCTTGCAATAACTGCTATAAGTTGCTACAACAATACGAGATCAAGGAAGTGGTGTATACAATTGACTAGCCAGACTATGGATAACTTATTCACACAGAATCGTAACCTCTGGTTTGAACTTATGGATAGCAAAAGGTTCGATACGATTCTGGATATGTTCCGTGTGTTTGCTCCTCAGGTAGGGAAGGAAACATGGGAGACGACCGGTTTATCTGAGACTCCGGTTATTCCTACTTCCATTGAAACTTCTGCTGAGCGAATTGCCCGCCAGAAGAACGGGAAGATTCGTATTAGAAGGTAGTGTATACCACTTGACAGAGAATAGATCTGTGCTACAATGGAGTAGTACAACAACGAAATGTACCTGTGGACATTTAGCTAGTGAGGAAGTACACCCGCTCACCAGGCACGAAATCTTTGAAGGTTCTGTAGATTATATTCGTCCATGTCGCGTACAAATTTGTAAATGCAAGGATCTGGAGATTGATACGACTGGAAAGGCTAAACCTTTATGACCACAATCTCTTACGATAAACCAGTCGAAGATTTCATTGCTCGATTAGACGCTACAGGGCACGTCACACATACATCATATAAGAAGACGTCAGTTACTCTTCATCATAATGGTGGGAAATTATCTCATCAGGGTATTCTTGATGTATGGAAGACTCGTGCAGCATCTGCTCATTTCGATGTTGACAGTTCTGGGGCAGTTGCACAGTATGTAAGGGTTGGAGAATACGCATGGGCGGTGGGTAATACCGTAGGTAACGAATCGTCAATTAGTATTGAAATGTGCAATGCAACTCTTGCGCCTAATTGGACTGTAAGTGATGTAACCTGGAAGTCTGCAGCTAGACTTGCTGCTTGGCTTTTTGCTCATGTAGTTGGCGCTCGTCCTAGCGCTACTAATCTTCATTACCATCACTTCTGGTCATCTACGGACTGCGCTGGTCCGTACATGGATACAATCTACACTAAGGTACTTACAGAAGCACAACATCAATATGATATCTTTACAGGTGCAGCAACTCCTACAGTAATTGGAAGTGACATGGATCTTTACCAGGTACCTGACGGCCGATTCTATCTAGTAGGCTCTGGCCGTAACGGTGTAAAGTTTGCTCGTATCGACGCTATTGGTCAGAATTTAGCAGATGCAGGTAAGCCGGTATATAAGGTAGCTGCTTCCGTACTTACAGCCCTAACTAACACACCTTATTTCTCTGCCGATAATGTTTCGGATATTGTTGATGCTGTAGTTGCTGCACTTCCTGCTACTAGTGGAGGTGCATCACTCTCTGTGGCGGATGTCCGGGGAGCTGTAGCAGATGCCCTGACTCACTCAAGTTTTACCGTTAGCTGACTTGCTTCGACTGTCCCGATGTGGCATACTGGTCTTAGAGCCAAGGTGAAGCGGCGCTAGACAGTAGCCATGGCAACCTATCTACCCTGGTGGGCAGGGTGATAGGAAAGGCCCCGGGACTTGCGGAAACGCAGTCCCGGGGTCTTTTCTTTTCCCCTATGGAGTTATAGTGGATCTTGGAATTAGTCCTTGTATACCCTGCGTAACTGGATTCCATTGGGAATGCCCGTCGCTACAGGGAGATAATTGTTGCTGTGATAGTTCTGGTCCTCTAGGAATTACTCAGAATAAACGTGGTGGACCTGTAAAATCCGATGAAGATGTGACAGATCCGCAATCTACTGGCCGTAAACGTGCGGCAGTAGCTTATCCTCTTGAAGAAGGAATGACCTGTGAGTGGTCTTCACTTAAGTATGCCGGAGGAGGATCTTTCCCTATTATCGGATGTCCTGGGCACAAAGCTACAAACAGGCATCACGGCCCCGATAAAAATGTCCTTAACAATTCAGAGGGAAACGTCCATCGGATCTGTGCATTCTGTCACAATCGTTGGCACGCTAGAAACGATCCACTGTACCAGGAAGTTTTTGGAACTGACCAATGGAAGACTCACGATCCAGAGACACGGGCGACTCAAGCCGAAGTCTTAGAGTCTGAACTATTCTGGCAAACCACACCTGCCCAAAGAATTAAGGTGCTAGACCATGAGCATTAAGCATTCCTGGGGTCCAACTGAGTTTGACGGTGATTACGTAAAGAATCGCGGCGTTAAGTATGTGCACAAGCCTGATGGCAATGAAGTATACTTACTCGAAGAGACATTTGATTTCTCTGTAGAAGGTGACCCTACCGAAGGTAAACCTGGAGATTTCGTAGCATTCTTCCCTAAGTTGAATAGTCTATTTACAATTCCAGCACAAGCCAAGGAAGCAAATTATGACCGAGCCAGTTGATTTTGGTGTAAACTTTTCCAACAACGCTACAGACCCAGCAAACATTCCTGTCGAGATTAACTATCCAATGTTGCGGGATCGTGCAATGCAGTTTGCGGCTACGATTCCACATGAGGTTATTCTCGACCTCCTAAAGGATACTGATCTCACTGTAGCGTATCTTCTTAATGGCACACTTCCAGAAGATGCACTAGGTCCACTATGAGTTTACCTGTCCTGAGTCACTCAGAAGCAGATGCGTTTGAGCTATGCGAACGTAGACACTATTACGCATTTGGTGAGAAGCTAGCGCGTAAAACTGTGTCTAAGTCGTTACAGCGAGGTATCTTAGGCCATGAAGTTCTTCACACGTATTTCAGAGTGTACCAAGAAACTAACTCTCTTAAGGCTGCTGCTGCTGCTTCTGATCGTCTTCTGGGGAGTATGTTATTTGAAGATGAGAAACGGGATACTGCATTAGAACTTAAACCTCTACTGGATTATTTCTTTAGTGTCTTTGAGGATAAGTTTGCAGGCTGGCAGATTCAAGGTGTAGAGGAAGTCAATAGACTTGCTTTCCCTGATTTCCAATTTGTATTCCAGGTTGACTTAAGGTATAAAGAAGGCGGCTTCGAGTATATTCTCGACTGGAAATTTACCTATGATTTCTATTCTGGTGACATGCAAAGTTTGCTCCCACAAGTCCCGCGGTATACTGGAGCTTTGCGAGCACTTGGCAAAAATATTAGATCCGGTCGCTATGGATTTATTCGATATCGGAATCTCAAATCCACCGACCCATACGATAAATTCGGAATCATTCCGATGGACCTCTCGAAGGCCAGAATTGAATCAGCTTTTCGTGACCTCATTTTAACTCAAAAGAAAATCGCAGCTAAAAAGGCAATGCCACTTTCGGAATGGAAGGACAATGTTAGCCGCACCGCTAATCAACTAGTATGCAAGAGTTGTTCATTTGCATCTCTCTGTGTAGCGGAGGCAAATGGCTCAGATGGCAAGGTAATTCGAGCAACTTACTATAAACCTTCCGAATACGGATACTCAGAGGAAGAATCTTAAATGGCAACTAAAGAGCAGATGTACCAAAACTTACTAGACTCTATGCAAGAATTATCAGATGTTCAGAAGAGACTCAGAGCAATTCTCTATGGCATGTCTGGCGCGGGTAAGACAATCTTCGCAATGATGATTGCACAGGCAATTACACCACCAGATCAAATCATTCTATACATCGACTTCTCCGAAGGCTTCTTTGTATTTCAGAACCCAGAATGGAAGCACTTAACCCGGCGAGTTAAGCGTATCCAATATAACACAAGTGAAGGACTTTCACAGCTCGAAGCTATCTCATACGCAGTACAGGCTAAGACTGGTGTTTTCGCTAACGTAGGATGTATCATTCTTGATGAAGGTACATCTATGGCAGATGCTGACTTACGTCTAGTACGTGCTATGAACGTAGCAAGAAATCCTGTATTAGATCCAGATGTAGCCGAAGGTCCTGACTATATTGCTGAACAAAATAGATTTTCTAAGACCTTCAATGTATTAATGGGCGCACCTGTCCACCACATTATTGTCTGTCACCCTAGGGTAGACAAGGTTAATAACCTAGCTATTACAGACATTGGATTCTCTCCAAAACTTGGTGCAATTCTTAAGCGTGATCTGCATTTAGTTGGACACTTTACTGCAGACTTGCCTAGTGCATCTGGCCTGGAGGATCCGGTATACACGCGTTGGGTTCAGGTTCATCCGACGCGAACTATTGAAGCTAAGACTCGTATCACTGGTTTACCAGTTAAGATCGAGGCATCCAAACTTCTCACCGCTATTACTGAGTTTATTAATGGCAGTCGAGGGGAAGAAGAACCGAAAGAAACACTCCCGATTGAACAGGCAGAAGATGTATCCGATTTCGCAATCACAGTAGAATGAGGTTTAGTTAATCATGGGTCTTTTTGATGGCATTGATGTTGCATCTGCAAATGACGATCCATTTAGCGTCCCTGTAGATTCATATGTCTGCACCATTACTCAGGCAGAGGCTAAGGCAACTAAGGCTGGCGATAAGGTTGGCCTGAATCTTACATACACTATTTCTGAGGGAGCTTACAAGGGTTCTTCGATCTCAGACTGGAAGGAAATTCCGTCTAAGCCTGAGACTGATGATTCAGATGTTCAGGCAGAGTACATGCGTAAGCGTTCCTTCCTTAAGCAGCGTATGCTTTCGTTCGGTGTCCCTGAGGGTCGAATTAATGCAATCGAGGCAAGTGATCTCATCGGGACTGACCTCGTAGTTACTTTGGTTAAGGCTAAGTCGGGCAAGACTGTGATTAAGAATATCCAGCCTGCGAATGGCGCTACAGGGGTTAGCATAACTCCAGGTAATCCGTTCTTGGTAATCCGTTCTTGAGCTAAATAGGGTAAGGGCCGGATGTCTATCAGACAGGTGCGATTCGTGACTCCGGGAGCGGGAGATATGGTACCCCGCACTTAATATATCAATCCCAGAAAAGTTCATCATTAGCGGGCATGGCGAAATTGGCAACCGCAACTGATTTAAAATCAGTCGCCTTAGGGCTTCCGGGTTCGAGTCCCGGTGCCCGCACTAACCTTCATTTAGAAAGGCTAAGTACATGAACAACTATGAAGATGCAGAAAAGAATCTACAGCAGATTATTGATACTGTAGATGATGCAGAAGCGGAGGCTTATCCGCCTTGGACATTAGGAGAGAAGGTACAATGTCTATGGATTAGACATCAGGCGTTACAGCAGCTAGCAGAGATTACCTCTAACAAAGAGTAGAGGCTTGTATGTCATTCAGTACCGATCCAGTCGAAGGACTAACACAGTTCTTCGATACAATCTGGGGGTCGGTTGATGGATTTGTCTACCTGCCCGTCAAGGACCAAACTAATACATGGAAGAAAAACTTCTTTCCATGGCCAAAAGCTAAGCGAAATATTATTGATTACGTCCTTGCTAATGCTGCTCAGAGCAAGGACGTTTATTTCTCTCCTGCTGTCTGGGAGAAACCAAGTTTAGAGCGATCGAGTATTAAAGGCTCAAATGTTGTCTGGGCTGATTTCGATGGTTCCTACCCTGACGAGTGGACGACCCCGCGGCCGCAGGCCGGGAGCGAGGCACCAGGGGCCGTTCCGGGGCATCCCAGCGTCACGGTCCAGAGCAGCACTGAGAGCCACCAGCACGTTTATTGGAAGCTAGACGAATTCAATACTGACCTGGATCGAATTCAGGAAATCAACAGAGCTATTGCTTATACCTATAAGGCCGATAGTTCTGGGTGGGACGCAGAACAAATTCTTCGTCCCCCGTTTACCACTAACCACAAGCGTAGTCTGCCTGTACTAATTTCTTCCTTCGACGACACCACCTATCCTGTTGACGATTTTAGTCATTTCAAATCTGTAAAACAACTTGTGCGTGAAGCAGTAGATATTGAAAATCTCCCAGACCCTGTAACCGTTATTGGGAAATATGTCTGGGAACCTGATACCTTAGATCTCATCAATAAACCAAAAGAAGAACTGAATATAGATCGTTCGGCTGGAATGATGCGGATTGCGTACACAGCCGCTGAAAAAGGTTTATCTGACGCTGAGGCATATAGTATACTTCTCTGGATTGATGATCGCTGGGAGAAGTTTAAGCAACGTGGTGACAGGCAACGCCGACTTTTAGATATGATAAATAAAGCCCGTCAGAAGTATCCCCATAAAATCGAGGATCCAACATTTGACGGGCTTCGTGGCAAATTAACACCTGTAGCGGTTGACATCAAAGTAGTATACAACTTCGGAGAATTCCTCGCTACAGATATTTCAGTAGACTGGGTTGTAAAAGATCTGATTTCTGAGCAATCCATCAATCTTATCGCCGGACCGGCAAATGTTGGTAAGACACAGTTAGCAATTAACTTAGCAACGCACGTAGCACTTAGTAAAATGCTAGTAGGATATCAACCACTAGGTAGGCGTAAGAATCTGTTCCTATCTCTAGAAATGGGACCAGGGCTTCTGCATAGGCTACTTGGTATTATGGCAAAGGGATATACGGATGCAGAACTCCAGGTTCTATCTAAAAACTTCTTCGTCGCTCCACTCGGGGAATCCATTCCGATACATCGACCTGAGGGTCGGAAATTTGTCGAGTCCGTCATTGAGGAGTATGAACCGGAGGGCATTTACATTGACTCTCTTGGGAAAGTACTACTTGGGGACCTTAATAACGACGAAAAGGTACGTGAATTCTTCGCATATCTTAGTGCGCTTAGGGCAAAGTATGGTACCCATTTCGTCATTGTGCATCACACTAGGAAGCCACAAGAAGGTAATAAGAGACCACGAGAACTGGGTGACATTTACGGTTCACAGTATATCACGTCCGAACCGGACTCTGTCCTTTCCTTATGGCCTGAGGAAAAGAACATCATTTCAGTCCGAGAAGTAAAGAACCGTATGGCAGAAAAGCAAGATACATTTAGTATACAACGAGTAGAGCACTTGGGATTTATGAGATACGACAACACAGAGATGGCTATCGAACAGCATGGACTTTCTACGAGTACCGATCCACGGCGCCAGCCAGGAGCAATGTTTGGATTCTGATAATAGTATTAGTCTGGAGGACTTTCTAGAAAAGGCACGAGTAGTACCAGAAATTGCAGTTGATACTGAAACAAATAAACAGGACGTGAGAGATGGAAGAGGATTCGCCACTGGAGTATCAATTGCATACAACTATCCAGGGCTTGGACGTTTATCTCACTATCTACCATTCAGACACAAAGTGGGCCAAAGCCTGGAGGGAACCTTCCGACGACAGCTACAGGATATCCTTGAGTTCCGCGCAGCTAATGGACTACCTGTTATTTATCATAACTCCAAGTTCGATATCCCATCGCTTGGGACTTTAGGAATTGATTTAACCGGTTCATTCCATTACTGCACAATGCTCATTACACATCTTATTGATGAAAACCTTTACAGTGATTCTCTCGACTCTGTAGCGAAACATTTTCTCCATGACCAAGGCAAACTCAAATCAGATCTCTTTAAGAAGATTGAAAAAGCATACGGTTGGGAGAACATTCCATCAGAAGTTATGTATGAGTACGCAGCGTATGACGCAGATCTTACGTTAAGGGTATGGGAACATATTAAGCCTATGTTCTTTGCAGAAAAACTACATGAGTATTGGCCTCATAAGTTACACACAATTGAAGTAGTCACATCCATGGAGCGTCATGGCGTTAAAATTGATGTACCACTTTGTGAACAAATGTCATTCGCAGCATCGGAGTCCATGCTAGATGTAGTTGAATTACTTGATTTAAATCCCGGTAGTCCTAAAGACTTAAAAACCTTACTACTAGACAAGCTCGGTTTACCTATACTTAAGCGTAGTCAGAAAACTGGCAACCCTTCATTCGATAAAGAGGTCATGTTAGAATATGATGAAATCCTTGAACGAAGACAAGATCCTACCAGTAGTCTCATCCTGTCTTACAGAGGATGGCAAAAGTCTAAAAGTAGCAATTACGATCCCTACGTCAAACTTCTATCCCCGGACGGACGACTCCGGCCGAATTACAAATTACACGGTACTAAGACTGGAAGATTCAGTTGTGTTGACCCTAACCTTCAACAAATCCCCAAGTCCGGAGTAAAACCTTGGAATGGTAAAATGAAAAAAGCCTTCATCGAAGATGAAGGCTGGGAGCTATGGGAAGGTGACTATTCACAGCTAGAATTTAGACTAACCGCCGCTGTAGCGAATGAGACTCATCTCCTTGAAGTATTTGCAGATGATGAGCGCGATGTATTCAATGAGATGGCACAACGTATTGGATTAGTACGACAAGACATCAAGATATTTGTATACGCTACAGGATATGGCGCAGGTATTAATAAGATCCACCATTCACTAGGTGTGACACCACAGCGAGCCCAGCAAGTTAGAAGTCAGTATTGGGCACAATACCCAGGCATTAAAACAATCTCAGACGCAGCCAGAAATACAGTTATTCGAGATGGCAAGATTCGACTATGGTCTGGCCGCTACAGGCATTTCCAGTGGCCTAAGACAGAAGGGCATAAGGCACTAAACTCATGGGTTCAAGGTGGAGCAGCAGATATTGTCGAGCGGACGATGTGGCGTTTATACGAAGGTGTCGAGTCCGAATATTGCCATATGCTTCTGCAGGTTCACGACTCAATTGTTTTTGCCATACGTTCAGATATGAGAGATAAAGTCTTGCCAGAAATCAAGCGAATTATGGAGGCAGTTGAACCTGACTTCGGAGTTCGGTTCAAAACAGATATTCATCGTTGGGCGGAGTGAATGTCAAATTATCTAGCAGTAGATCCTGGTGCAGGAAGAACTGATACTATCGGGTATGCAGTATTCGATTTTGAAGGAAGTCTGATTGATTTAGGCCAGCTCACATTTGAAGACTTTAGTGACTGGCTGGAAGAACACGTTGAAGATGAGTTTGAAAAGATTATTTGTGAAGACTACCGAATTCGACGAGATAAGATTAAATCTCATGTAGGTAGTAGGGTTGAAACAATCCAGACCATTGGCGTAATTAGAGCATTTGCAAGACGCAAGAAAATCGAGATTGTCTTTCAAGAAGCTAGAATTTTAGGCCCTGCACAACTACATTTCGGCATCAAAATTCCTACAGATCACAGTCAATCTCATAGATACTGTGCGCTTCTACACGGTATGGAATACCTACATAGTATTGGCAAGGCTAAGACAGTCCTGGAGAAGGAATATGAGACACACCATCGGAAGCACTGATTGTGTCCAAGTCGAGCATTGTATCTCTCATGACGAAGACGAGAAGATTACCTCTGGTACTTTTAAAGTTTGCTTCGAGTGTTTTCATGTATTTCCCACCATTAAAGATCTAGTCGACGCCGAAGAAGCAATGCGTAAAGAGATGGCAGATGCGGGGTATGAAACTTATAAAAAGAATCTCTCTGTTTTTTCTACTCTTGAAATTCGTTCTTGTCCGTTTTGTTCACATGACTGGTGAGCGATTTATCGAACAACCTAGAGAACTTAGACAAATAATTTACAGCCTAATTCTTTTAGTTATTATCCTTCTAGCTAGTCGTACGAACTACGCACAATGCCATGACTTGCTCTTAAAGGAGATTTGCAAGTGAGGCAAGAACTTAAAATTGCAAGGCAGATGCAGAAATTTGCAGCACTTGCAGCTAAAGCAGGACATACTGTTGAACTTCCAAAAGATATCAAAGCCGCTACAGCGGAGGTTATTGCAGTAAGAAAAACCTTACCTCCACTCTATGAAGCAGAAGCGGTATTACTTGCACTAGAGAAACCAGCTAGATTTGAATACAAGATATGCAAGCGTGAAGAATGTAAAGAACCTTTTGGAACCAACTATCGCGCTGTTGCTTATTGCTCAGATAACTGTCGAGCTAAAGAACTTGCAAAAATTGGAATACACTGGAACCCGTCGAAACCACCTGAACTTCGATGGGGAGGGGAACCTCCACTGATAATTCCACCATCTGTCGTAAAGTTGCTAAGATCTTTGCTCTCTCAGTTGCCGCCAAACGAAGAATTAATTGAACATGCTCCTCCTGAGATTCCACAGGAAGTCGTCCAGAATAAAACCATCCTTCCCGAACCGCCTCTTGAATGTATTGTTCAAGAAACTCCAAAGGAAGATTCCGTCTTTCAGTTTTTGTGAGCCCTCCCCAAATACCGTACTCATCATGAATAACGCCCTCTTTTAAACAATCTTGTATAACAGGGCATTGTCCACAAAATCTATGTTTTATATAATAAGAGGGTTTTCCTGGGGCATTAAATCGTCTCCTGGTCTCCTCTGAGGCAGACAGACAAGCACCCCGTAGGCGCCACTGTCCATGATTTACTGTCATGGTTTACAGTGTACTGCCTACGGGGTGCTTTTTGTCAAGCGGAGGGAATGTCTGTTTTGACAGGGCTCTCGACCCGGTAGATCCCGTGATACGGGGTGTAGTGAACACCTAGAACTGTCGCTACAGAGAGAACCGCTCCAACAATTGTACTATACGGTTCCGGCAAAATATTGAACGAACTCACTGTAGCGAGCATTCCTAGTGCAGTGATTCCTGCTTTATTTACTGTTTTCCAGTTCATTGAAAACTCACGTTCCCACTCTTAATGATAAGTGCTAAAACAGCCAGGATTACAGCGGTAATGATAACGCCTATATACTTCTTACGATCATCTTCTAAGTCTTTAATACGCTTGTCTAAAGCTTGTTGAGATGTCTCAAATTGAATTTTAATAGTTTCTTGATAAAGTTTGAATACTTCTTTTGAAACGTATGTCTCAGCTAGCTCTGATAGTTTGTCATCTACATGCTTTTTAACATCTTTTACATCGTCTCTTAATTCGTTAAGTCTTGTATTAATTGACTCTAACACTACTGAGGCTACCCCCGTAGCAGGATCGAGCGGAGTCACTAAATTCTACCCATCTGCTTAAGTAGGGATAAAGCGTATGAGTTTAATTCAGGTGGTGGGGGAGGGCCTTGCGGTTGCATCATTTGCTGTTGCTGGGGATTTTGTTGAGAAGGCTGAGGTTGAATTCCTAATGCTTCTGGTGCACCTACAGTCTGACGTAATTTCTCTGCAGCCTGTGGCGGAACAACCATTTCACCTTGGTGAATCTGTGCTACAGTATCTTGAGGAATATTCCAAGCACCTGTATCAAATGAAGGTAAGAACTTCCGGTAGGAACCGCTGTTATAAGTAGACCAAGGTTGGAAGTTTTTACCTCCGTTTGAAATAGCGTAAGCAGCTGCAACCTGTTTAGCTAAACCTCCAGACTGTAGGCTGCTGAGATTTCTGTTAGGATCTACGCCATTCTTTAGAGTACGTACTTGGAAATACCCATAGCTAGGGCCCCAGGTAGAATTCTCTAACCCTACATCTCCTACAGCATCAGGTCTATATCCAGACTCAGCACCAGCAATCCCATACATTGTTCGTGCTGCAGCAGGACTAAAACCCCCTGCAACTAACGCGTCATATAAGCTTTTCCCAGGTCCACCGCTATAAGTCCCCTGGGACTGGGGCTGAGCAGTACTTGCGCTTCCATATGAATTAGCAAGGGTAGACTGCTGTTGCTGTGCTGCCAAATTTGCACGTTGAATTGCAGCTTGCTGTGCAGCAGCTAAAGCATCAGTACCCATTGAGCTAATAATTGGAAGTCTATCATTGATTGAAGTGTACCCCATTTTAGACCTCCTCCTAGTAACTCATACTGATGCCGAAAGCATTCTTATCCCAGCCACCGCTGTTCAAACTTCTAGTCTGAACATCTGCCCCTGTGTGAGGAGATTCAAGAATTTGACCATTGCCCATATAAAAAGCAATGTGTCCAACCCCAGTATTGCCACCCTCATCCCAACCTACAAGGTCACCAGGTTGAAGACTACTAATAGAAGTTCTCTTACCTGCTCTTGCTTGTTCCTGAGACGTACGCGCAATCTTAACTCCGTTTTGACCTAGAACGTATTGCACTAGTCCAGAACAGTCGAAACCACTTTGAGGATTAGAACCTCCCCATTGGTAAGGAGTTCCTAGAAATTTCTGCGCATAGCTAAGAATTGCCTGTCGTTGCCCTGTAGCGCTAACAGATGAAGAATAATTAGGCACTGAAGAATAACTACTACTACTATTTGCTGCTAGATTAGCTTTTTGTACTGCTTGTTGTCTAGCCGCAGTTAAAGCGTCAGTACCCATTGTATCAATAGCAGGCAGACGATCCAAAATGGAATTATAGCCTGTATTAGCCACCTTGAGCCGCCCTTCTAAGATTATCCTTAAGCTCAAACTGGGCTGACTTCACGTAATTAGGTTTAGTATAGTTCTTGATACCCATTCCTGTCAACCAGTTTAGAATTGCCTGTTCGTTAGTTCCGGGTGCTTCATTTCCCTTTTGAACTTGACGGTTCGGTGCAAATCCAGCTAAGGGGTCTGTATTAGTAAATCGACCTGCCTGGGAAATGATTGGGAGTTGCTGTGTCCAATATTCAGAAGCAGTAGGGATATCAGAACCAGTACCTAGACTCTTAGCATAGTTATTACCGCTACCCATTCCAATTTCCATAGGAATACGAAGGGCAGGCGTTAAACTTCCTAGAACTTGCTGAGGTCCCTGGGCACCTAGGTAAGAACTACCAAGGTCCGATACAGGATCTCCAGGATTAGCTCCAAAAAGATTCTGCCCAACACTCCACTGAGGACCTAAGATATTATCCCTAAGCCATGAAGGAAATAGTCTGTCTGCAGGGAATGGGTCATAGATAGAATTAGGATCAATTCCCATTGTCTGTGCTAATTCATACGAAGCCTTGGGAATCGCAACGAACCGGCCGGGCTTCATTACTGCAGCTTCAACAACCAGAGGAATAGCCTTACGGAACCAGGAGTAGAAAGGAATAAGTCGACGCATTACCTGACGTTCAAACGAAGTTAAGTCTGAACCGTCAGGGTGCCATTTACGAACTACTTTACCTGCTTCATCAAAAGCATGTTCAATATTAAGGAAGTTGCCTTTTTCTAAGGCATCAGTGAAGTGAGCCATTCGTACCCAGTGGTCACGCGCCTGTGAAAGGCCGCCAGCGACCTTCTGGACGCGCCCACCGAAAGGCTTGATTACGTTATCTAGTAGCTGAGACTCACGGAATGCAGTATCTTCCAATACCTGATATCCAGGCAGTAAGCCCTTACGGAAAGCTCCTCTAAAGACAGCGTCGTACGAAACCTTCTGCTTAACACCCTTCATCATCACCGTGATAGTTTTACTAGAAGGCTTAGTCATTGCTTCCGAGCCTGCCAGTAATGCCTCAAAACTATCCCAGTCTCTATAAGAAGATGCCCTAGTCCGCATAATCTCAGCTGCTTTTGTGTATACTCTGGGATTGGTAACCCCTGCTAAGAAGCTAAGACCCATATCCCCAATAATATTACGCACATGGTGAGTAGGGTTGTAGTAGGTTACGGATGCCTTCCACTTGTGTAAAACAGTATCGTACATACGGAGTAAGGCGTCGTCACGGAAAACCTTATTGTTAATGAATCTATCTGCATAAGGAATTTGCTTAATGATTTCATTTGCATAGTAAAGATTTGGGTCCATAAACTGGAAGATCGTACTAACGCCCTTTTTATCTACAACCTTACTGAACCCTGGTTTCGCTACAGTGGATACCCAAGGGTGATCTTCTGCAACTCTAGAAAGATCCCGTCCAACAGTTACATCTACTGTAGCGCGTTGGAATGCAGCATGAATCTTATCCAGAGTATCTAATGGATCGTCCATATTTTCCCAAGTACGCCAAACATTTGCCTGGTCAATCATAGGCTTACCGCTGGTAAATCTAAAGTCCTTTGGTACACCGTAGAAATCCATGACACTATTCAAATGATCTGCAAAGAATCCGTTACGCACTGCAAAAGAACCTACTGCGTTCTTTCCACCATTGAACAGAATATCAGTGGACTGCTTCATAGTGTCCATTAATTCTGCCATTGCAGGGTCTGTAGCGGCAGTTCCTTGCTGCAATAATTTGAATGCCTCTGCTAGCTTCTCTTTAGCTAAGCCAACATTAGGTACACCAGTTCGTAGAGCTTCTTCTGCCGCAAGTTTATTGGCAGAACTCTGTGCAGCAGACATTAATCCACGATGAAACTGCGAAAAGTTCTGAGTTACATTGTGTGCCTCATGGACCATATAGTGCATATCTGCATGCTTAAAGGGCGCATAGAAAGCTCGCCCAAACTTATCTGTAAGCGCAAGAAGTTTATTTTCTAACGGTGCATTAGCCCTAAAGATACCCTGACTCATCTGGGTAAAGTATAGATCGCTCAGATTAACAGGGTCCATCTCTGCAGGAGTAGCATCTGTGACAGCTTCTAGTGCACGGTCTCTCTGTAGCGCTACGCCACCAGTACGAATTTCCTCTGGAGTACCAGCAGCCAATTTCTTAGCATGCGCTGCCTCAGACAACGCAGAAGGCACAATACCCTCTGCGTTAAGCTCACTGTCACCAATAACTTTGGCTAACCCGTTAGCCTCTACAGGTGCCTTAAGTTTGCTGCCAATTGCTTGCATATCGGCCTGGCGAGTTACCAGATCACCAAAAGCTTCGCCCATCGAAATGTTAGGATTGGTGAATTTAGTAATGACGTTATGCACAACAGTATCTGTCATGCTCTTTACAGATTCACCGATCTTAATGCTCTGTTCAGCGTAGTTAGCATTAATTCGTTGTAAAATCTTAGGTAGTGCAAGACGAACTGCCTTATCCATCTCAGCTGCGGTTTTCGCAGCATCACCAAGAACTTCACCCTTACCCGCTGTAGAGAACAAAACTAGATTAGCCTCATGTGCCAAGTCCATATTGCCACCATGCAAAGCTGCCTGTGCATAATTAGCAGCAGCATCTAAGAATTTAGTCACATGAATATTTACCGCGTTACGTCCACGAGTGAAAAGTGCCTTCTTGACTGTACGCTCATCTAGGTTATTGAGAACGTCCATGAGACTTAGCATGAGACCTTCATTCTGGTCCCCTGCAATAAACTTGACACCCTCTTGCTTAAACGCAGCCTCAGAGAAATTCATAGCTGCCATTACGCGAGAGAACATTAACTGACTACGCAGCTTAAGATGTGCAGATAGAGCCTTGCCAGTTAAACCTGTAGTATAGGTTTCCCTATTAACCTTATTCACCAAGGAACGGAACATATCCCCCTGCGAATATTTATTCCATCCCTTAAGATTTCGGTGAACACCCTTACCCGCTACAGCGGATGTGCTCTTAGCCTTCTTAATAGGCGTAACCCACGGGTACTTTTTAAGGTCCTGAGGATCTACCAGGTTCTTAATAACTGAATCTGACAGTGTGCCTCGTACGTCACTAATAAGAGTAGGAGTAACTGCAGGAATTGGGTGTTCTAGGATACTAGTATCACCCTTAGCAGCATCCGCAATAATCTGGTCTACTGGCTTAACACCGTCCCAGACTGTAGGTGCAGGACCTTTAATACGTTCTAACTGAGCTACTTCATCAGGATTAAGGACTCGTCCAAATTCATTTACAGTCGGTGTTGCGGGTACCTTGGGACCTGTTGCTTTAAGAATTTCCTGCGAGCGCTTAAGTAAGTCTTCTGAGTCTTTAGCACCCACAGAGGCCAGTAGCTTCTCCCATGCCTTATCTGGAATGAGTCCGTCTTCATGGGCCTTAACTACCTCCTGTAGCGTCTTGAAATTACCCGCAACAGTTTTAGTAGAGAGTTTCGCTACACGGGCTGTGAAATCCTCAGGAGTCTTAGCTGCCTTGAGATACGCAATTTCTCTAGGAGTAAGTTTGTCCGTGTGCTGTAATCCCCAGTTAATAATCTCAGCAGGAGACAATTTAGTAGTAGATTTAACCTGCTTCTGAACAGTCTCAAAAACAGTCTTAGTTGTGGCGATAGCTTTCGTGGGAGGATTCTTAACGAAGTCAAAAACACTCTCAGTCGGTGCTTTAACTACACCCAGGTCCTTTAGGTACTGCTCAACTGGTACAGTTTCACCCTTGGCGTTAGTTAATGTAGAGCTAGCAAAATCTCCAGGTACCTTGCCAGTCTGCAACATTTTCACAGTCTGTGCATGAGTAAGACCTAAGTCTTTTCCTGCCGGAGTCTTCACGCCAACTAGTGGAAGCTTGCGTAATTTCCGAGGGTCCTTAGCAATTGCTACAGTTTCTTTATTAAGGATACGATCAATATTTGCAGCCTGCTCAGGATTTTCCTTCGCTACACGAAGCATATCTCCAACAGTATGACCACCGGCAACAGTAACTTTATAGGCAGGATTCTGTAGTAGCGCCATCTTAACTGCGCGCTTTTTAGCTAATTCCGGACTTGGTGGTTTAGGTGCTTCCACCACAGGCGCTTCTGCAGGCACCTGGGTGACCTCAGAAACGGTCTTAGGCACTCGCTCAGATACAGAGCTAGTAGTTTCCTTGAATAGTGGTGCAACTTCAAGATTCGGGTGTGCAAGTCTAGGAGTCTGCCCAACTAAATCTACAAGAGAACCAGCCTGAGCCTGATTAGCTAATGCTGCTGGGTCTACCTTCGGAGCTTCAATAAAAGGCTGACTAGCTAAATTCTGCTGTAACTTCTCAGGTGTTTGCGCATATCCTGGAGCTTTAACACCTGTAGCGGGTGCTGCTTCTGCAGCAATTTGTGCGTCTAATTGTTCCGGAGTCTTGGCCCAAGAACTTACATCAGCAGCAGGTAACTTTGCTAAAAGATCTGTCGCTACAGGGGCTGCTTTTTCTCCTGCTTTTAATCCCTGAACAAGTTCACCAGTTTTACCTAAGACTTTACCGATACCGCCAGGAGTAACATAGCTAATAGGGTCAGCTACGGTATCCAACATAAGACGTCCAGCAAACTGCTGTACCTTATCAACAACACCCGTAGGCGTGTTCGTAAAAACAGAATCTGCAGGAGTAACTGTATTATTGAGTGTTGCACCTTGCCAGAAATCATGGAGAGCGTTACCAGTTAGACCCTTTGTCTTATCTGAAGATAACTGGGTGCCCATTCCTTTCGGGTTTAAATAAAACTTCCAGGCATTAGCAATGTCAGGGTTACCTGCTTGTACTGCACCAAGACCGTACAGTGGACGCTCTAGATTCTGAATTACAGTCTTGACAGGACCACTATTTATAGCACTTTTAGCCAAGTTGATGATCTGAGTATTGGGGTTAAACTGTCCCCAAGGTGTAGGACTGTCAGGCCCTAGCCAATACTTCCAGTCATGCGGAACATCGGGTGTTGAAACTTCCCCATTAGGATGATTGAACTGCTGTGCTGAATTATTGGCGTGCATCGCCTCCAGAGCTAATGACTGCGCAGAAGGCGCGCTTACGCCTACTCCTCCGCCGTTGCGGGAAGCAAGAATATTTTGATATTCCGCGTTAAGTTGCGGTGCCATATTAACGCGGTACTGGAGGACAGCTGCCAACTGCTGCATATAGCTATTCAGCATTGACGCTGGAAGCGGTGCTTTCGCCATGGTTATTGCCCTTGATATCCGTAGCTATAACCCTGCCCATAGCTGGGCTGAGTCTGAGGCTTCATCTCATTAAAAACCTCACTTGCAAGGCTTTGAAGTTCCCCATCAGACAACGACCGAATAGTAGGGTCGGTATTCTGATTCTTTGCAGAAATAACTTTAGAGATAAACTGTAGAGGATTCTGAATACTATTAGGGTCGACACTAAGAACTAAGTTAACTGCAGCACTAGCTTTATTAGTATCTGAACCGTACAGCTTACTTGCTATACCATAAACCTTGTCCATAGGGCTAGACTGTGCATACGCAGAATTCTGCGCAGCTGTATTCCCAGTACCATATCGAAGACCTGCAACTTCAAGCTTAGTCTGTGAATCGAGCTGATCAGACTGAGCCTTAGCCATCAAATTAGCAAGAGCCTGCTGCTGGCTAACCCAACTACTCTGGTACTGTCCAGCCAATTGCTGAGCTGCTGCAGCTTGTGCAGACTGCACCTGTAGCGCCTGATTATTAAGGCTATTAAGCGAGCTAGTAAGATTCTGCTGATTCTGCCAGCGATTCTGTGTACCAGCAGCATTAGATGCGTTGGCTTGTTCAGTATTATAAGTCTGAGCACCTTTTTGTTCTTGACTTGCAGCATTCTGAGCACCAACGTTATTAGCAGCTAAAACACTCTGCAGAAAAGCACCCTGGTCAGCATTCTGCTGTAACGTACGTGGATCTGAGGCCGCAGCCTGAATGCCAAGTTTCTGCATTAAGCCTGCAACTTCGTTATTCGCGTTAGAATAATTGTTTCCGATTTGCTGCTGACCGGTATTATACGCACCAGAAATACTGTTCTTTTCATTGTTATATGCAGTATTAATACCGCCAACTTGATTATTAATACCGCCTACTAATGCTCCATACATTGCCTTTAATGCTGCGTCTGCCTGAGCAGACTTGGTAGTTGCCTGAGACTTCATATTGTTAATTGCCTGGTACTGTGGTGCATAAATACTTGCTACTTGACCTGCAGCATTACCAGTAAAATCAGGAGACTGCTGCCCTAAAATAGCAGCAATAATAGCGTTAGGGTCTTGAGGCTGCTGTTGCACTTCTAGTTGATTTGCTGCTTGGTTAGAAGCAGAAGGGTTACCAGCCATTTTATAGTCCGAACTGAGCTGCTCGACGCTGAATAGCGTTCTGCTTGGCATTTGTTTCAGTTAACTGCTGCTGATCCTGGAAATTACCACGGTCAGTTGCAAGATTCGCAATGTAGTTAGACTTGGCAGTATCCATATCAGACTGACGACGAGCGTAGTCACCAACTAGATTAGACAAGTCTTTACCATAAACACCAGACAAATACATACCCCGAGAAGCATAATCGTTGCCTTGGTCCTCAAGACCACGAGTCTTTTGAATACCAAGGTCATTCACACGAGTAGCATAGTCAGTGGTATACTGGTTCTGAGCTACGCCCTGCTGTGCAATATAGTCAGTAAGAGCTTTCTTTAATGCAGCTTCCTGGCTCTGATAAGTAGAGTCTTGATTAAGCCAGTCATTAATACTCATCGGTGGAGCTGCAGGAGCTGCTGCGGGCGCAGCATAACTAGAGCCCCCCCCGCCACCGCCACCTCCTGTAGAACCTCCACCGCCTCCTCCACCGCCCCCACCTCCACCAGAACTAACAGTTCCAGTTTTACTCGTCTGAGTAACAGGCTGCATTGCTGGAGCAGGAGAACCAAAAAGAGAAACTGTCTTAGTTCCTGGCTTATACGGGCTAGGTAAAGGGGCAGGCACGATTGGCTTCGTGTTACCCTTATCCATGTAGGTAGCCACTACACAACACTCCTATTCCATGCAGCCGACGCATAGTCTCCGGACATTCCTGCCTTGAGTCGCTGCAAAATTGCATTTCTACGGGCATTAGCCATCAAATCTCGTTGCGCATAACCAGAGGGATCTACCGAACCAATTGTAGGCATCGGTCTTCCTCCTCCATATGATTTAGCACCGGCTGCGAACGGATTAAATCCCCCTCCACCGATGTCTACGCCGTTATACATCATGGGCGTCTCCTAGTTAACAGTCTTAGGAACTTGTTCCTTCACAGCCACAACAGGTGTAAGGCTATAAACCTTAACCGGATTTAACCAATCAGACACAGTGAAATCAAGAATAAAATACACATTCCTGAACCGAATAGACTTCATAATCTTAATGAACTTACGTACAGGTCCTGGTGCAGTAACCTGCTCATGGATTGAAATATCTGTCTCAGACGGTCTAGCCCATGTATTGGAAGTTACCTGAGCCCACGTAAACGCTGCCATTTGAGCCCAAGTAACAGAAAAGTTATAAATAACAGGAACTACATAACAGTCTACAGTTCCATTAAAGAAAGCGTCTGCACCCCACCAGTACAACTTCTTAAACATGTTGGGACTATTTAAATCATAAATCTTAGTTTCTAACCGTGCATGAACCCCTGCTTCAGTTCTAGCAGGATCATACCCATCTTTAAAGGTATAAGTATGAACATCCGCTACAGAGTTGGAATTGCACACATAAGTAGCGTCGGCTCCGGCAATTGCACTATTAGGCTGATAGTAGGGTCTTGCAACCTGTGTAGCGAGTACCCATTTAGACCACGTACGTGTAAATAGATAAAATACATACAAATTACCATAATAGAAAACAAGGACTCTATTCCCTATTAAAGATACCCATATATCTGTGGAATATGTACCAGAAGAGTTATTTACAATAGATACTCGAATATTCGTCTTATTAAATGTATAGTTAATTAGCTCATAGAGATAATCACCATAAAATAAGTACAAGATATTCTCGTACTGGACAACGCATCTAATACCTGCTACACCGATTGTCTTAGACACAGGGTTAATAACACCCTTATTCGGTGCTGAGTCATATTGTAGAACAAACGTTGCGTTCTCTTTGAATAAATAAAGGTTGGTACTCAATGAATAAATATCAATGAGTTTTTGTCCATCTCCTTTATTTACATCAATGAAGTCAGCACCATTCCAAGTAGTACCGTCTGCAATTGCTGAGAAGAAAAGTCTTGATCCATTTGTAGTTTCTAAAGGACCTGCCGCAATCCATAATCTTTCTTTGAAGATTGAAATTGCAGAGCCTTTAGGCATTGTAGGAATAGCTGTAAATCCACCAGATGGACTCCATGAACCTCCAGGATTAGCACTTCCAGGAGGAGCAGGTAGCCACATTTTGTCTAAATATTGAACACCTGCATCAGGAGCGTAGGTATTTGTAATTAAAGTCCAAGCACCACTAGTTCTATAGTATAGAGCAGAAGTAGTAGCACCTAGCAAGTATGAAGCACCAGTTAAATCTGTAAAAAATCCGATAAAGTCTACATTTTGACCCGCTACAGGGCCAGTCGTACCATCAACTGTAAATGGAGGACGAGAAATTAGAGTACCATCTACATCGAAATCAAAGTTTTGACATACTGCTAATTCCTGGTCTTTAATCGCCGTAGGGTCACTGAAGTTATTAAGACCCCCGGTAAAGGGTCCTAATTTCAGCATATTCCCTGGCATACTACATGTCCTCTTGCATCACAACAACTGTTGGATAATACCGGTCACTTCCATAGTCAGATTCAATCTCACCAAGGTCCGACTTAAGCTGAGTTCTCTTCTGAGTAACACCCTGCCAGTCATCATCTAATTCATAAGCCTGCTGCATCACGAAATTAAGAAGCGACTGGAAATAGATATCAGGTAATGATAGCGCATCTGTTAAAGCTGTAACTGTAGCAGGTTGAATAACGCAATAAAGCTTAATTGTATCTCCGCTTGCAGTTGGCGGAGGATATAGAATAACTGCATCGTCCCAGTCATACCAAAGTACAGGAGTTCCGCCTTGGATAGGCTGTCCAATACCTGTCTTACTGAGAATTAATTCCTGTACTTCATTAAACTGTCGAAGCTCTAATGGAACACCATTATAAAATAATGCTTCGATACTAATAATATTCACACCAGGAAGATTATAGGTATCCTGGTTCGCTACAGACGGTGTCGTTGTAGTAGTTTTATTCCACTTCTGCTGACGAGTAAGCTCTAGTTGGCCTAGATTTACCCATCGAATGATATCTGTGTCAGTAATCTGAGCACCAGACTCATCCCCAAACTGACGCTTAACTGACGTAGCCACATCACTTACTAGTTTAGTGGCAGCCGCAATAGGCATTTAAACCACCTTACCGGTAGATGCGACCATTATGCCTATAATAGTTCTTTCCCTTAAGAATCGACATAGCCAGATCTCCATTAGCCTCTGCCTGCTCTGCCTGCTTCTTAAGCTTCATTGCTTCTCTAGCATCTTCCATAGCCTGAACTCGGCTCAGAACGTCCTTACCTCCACGAGCTTGGTCATTCATCCAAATCCATGCGATAAGATCGGCGTTAACTTCATTCTCTCGAACTTTACGAACAATATATTCAGGATGTCCCTCAGGACGATGAAGAATCGCAAATGGAAACTCTTCGTTAAACGCACGCTTATCCGGCGGAATCCATACCAAGAATAGCGTAGGTTCATAGTCATTAATTAACTCGGCGACATGCCTATGCTCTTCTGAGATAAAATGACCTACCTCAGAGTCGAGAATATAAGCATTACTTAGATCAACACTCATTATAGATTATCCATGAATGCGTTAATAGTCGCCACCGCTGTAGTGGGACCACCTGTAGTAATATGCCGAATTCGATGCACACGACCTACTAATTTGGCAAGCGCTAACCCAGGTCCTACATCAAAAGTCACAATACCTGTAGAAGGAGTCGTGTTTGGAGCAGAAATAGCTGCAGGTGCCGATAACTGAACCCAAGTTAGTCCATCAGCAGATAAACGTTCTAAAATAAACTGGACAGTAGGTGCTGCTCCACCGGTCAGTGCTGTAAGAATACAATCAATCGAAACAATATCTGCGTTACGAAAATCCATCTGGAAGTCTACTGCAGGTCCTGCCGCAGATACGTCAATCCCTAATTTGCTGTACGCTGCTTGGGTTTCTAATACCATCTTAATACCCTCTCAAGGCATAAGAAAAGGGGTCGGGCCGCATAGGACCCGGCCCCTTTTCCAAGGACTAGATTTTAGCCTTCGGTTAGATCCTGGATTTCACCGTGGGTATTACGACGGTGGGTGCCAAGCTCAACATACTGGTACATAGTTGCAGAGTAACCATCTGTGGTAGCACTACGCAGCCACATTCCGCCGTCACGATCCATGAAGGACCAGTCAGCATCCTGGTAAATCTTAAGTTCACCCTCATTAATGAACTTAAGAGCGTTAGGACCAGCAAGAGTGTCCACAACCATGGGAATATCACCCTGGTCAGTGGTGAATGCAAGACCACTGAAACCGCCAGCGAATTCCTGGGTGTTAGTCATACGCCGCTGCTGGCTTAACAGGTTGAAGTATGCACGCCGAACACCGAGGTTAGTAAAGAGTGCAGTAACTTTGCCACCACGAAGACGAATGGTGTCGACCATGTTAATCATAAGGCCCTCAGAGAGAGGACGGTTAGTACCGCCGTTAGCATCAATATTTGCAGTCCACTGTGCATCTGTAATGTTATACAGTGCACCAGAGGTCTGTAAAATTGCGCCAAAACCCGTGATTTCACGCTGAGTCGAGAGAGTGGCAGTACCTACGTTACCAGTACGAACGAGGTAGTCACCAATAGCAGAAGTGACGTTAGCACCAGAATAAGTAACAGTAGTTGCAGTAACTGCAGTAATCGTACGGGCAGTTGCCCTGTTAGTAACACCAGTAGAGTCGTAGTGGTCTACGATCATACCAATCTGGAGCCAGTAGTTGTGCTTAATGTTGAACGTTGTTGCAGTTGCAACGTTCGTAATAGTAGCTACTGCACCAGTACCGTTACCGTAAACCTGACGGTTGAAGTCCACAGCAAGGTCACGCTTAAGACCCTGCATTTCCAGGTCTAGGGCAGAAATGAAAGCCTGCTGATTAGTCTTAGCAAGCTCGAAAGTCTGACCAGAAAGCTGAACTGCACCGTATAGGTACTTAAGCGCTACACGTGCTGCAAGAGTCGTCTGGTTACCAGCAACAGGAAGAGTTTCAAGTTCCTGACGTGCACCAAGACCAGGGTTACGAGCAGTCAGAACTGGGAATACAACGTACTTTCCACCGACATCAGAAGTAACACCATCAGAAGTACGAGTAACCCGCTTTACGGTAGTCATCTCGTCATTAAGCTGCAGCCGAAGACTAGCCTCGTAAATTTCCTTAGTGATTGCACTGATGGTCGTCATAGTGGCGCCCATTTTTTACTCCTTAAAGGCTTGCGTAAGCATCTCGCCCATTAACTTCTTGCGATTGCCTTCGCTCAGTTTGGCAGGATCAAAGTTATTCGCAGGCGTCGCACCAGAAGGAGTAAGAACAGGGGGAGCCGAACTATTTGCTGTAGGAGTAGCCCGAATACGATTATAAGCCTGCTCGTACATAGCAACCGCTGTACCGAGGGCTTTATCTGGATTTTCTCCAGCATTAATCTTACTCATCGCTACACCAAGCACATAGTTCGTGTCAAGGTCTTGATTATACTTAGCCTTAAATGTCTGCTGTGCAGTCATTAAAGTAGAATCTAACCAGACATTTGCTGCTCGTTCTGTCTCCTGAACCTGCTGCTGCTGCAACATTTGCACTACTTGCTGCTGACTCTGTGCAAGTGCCTGGAACCTGGGATCTTTCTCCAGATCAATTCCAGGATCGGCGAATTCGCCTAAATCCTGAGTTCCAGGCTGTTGCTGATTTTGTGGCGCCTGGCCCTGCCCACCTGTATTAATCCCCAAGAAGTTAGCAAGTTCGTTGTAAAGTCGCTGAGGGTCTGTATTCAGAACCTGGAATAACTGTAGCCCTGCCTGAATCTGATCAGGTGGTACGTTATTCTCAACGAACTGCTTATATGGGTTATACTGTGAGTGTACCTGCTCCAATTTCTGACTTACACCCTGGTCCCACTTTTCAAGGGTAGGGCGAACTGCATCATGCAGAGACTGCGGAACTGCAGAAAGAATTTCATTCCATGCAGGGTGACCGCCAGAAGGTGCCGCCGGGGTAGTATCTACTGGCCCCGAAGTAGGTGGTGCTGAATCTAACGTCGGAGCGGAGTTACTATCAACATTTGCAGCATCAAGTGCTGCTTCAAATGCTGCCGACGGTGCAACTGAAGACTCACTCATTTTTCATTCTTTCCGCGCTGTACTGTTAAGCCCTGGCGCTATTAACGAATACCTGTTAAGTCATCATTTACGCGCACTGCGTAAATCATATCGTTCTTAGTCATAGCGTCTAACCGAGCTGCAGTATATGTAGTACCGCTGATGGCAGTTAAACGTGCACGTAAATCTGTAATAGAGTCGTAGTTATTCTCACCTGCAAGTGGGATCTTTGCAGTACCACGGGCAAGTCGAGCGTCTACGAAGTCAAAAGTACCTGTTAAATCAGTGTTAGCCATTAGGACTTCCTCCCATATCGGGGGGTGCTACTCCTGCATTATCTACCGAAGTTGTAGGCATTGGCCCACCAGGAGGAGGACCACCGCTAGGACTAATATTACCAGGTCCTTGTGGTTGTCCACCATTTAGATTGTTAACCTGCTGCATTGCCATACCAATAGCCGCAGTATGTGCATTAACATGGTCCTGGAACTGTTGCTTAACCGCAGGATCAAGTAATTCAAATGCCTGAGATTTACGGAATCTATTATGCACATCAATATGCACCATATGATTATCCCAGTCATTAACTGGAACAGCCGCAGGTGGCGGAATAGGTGCACCCTGCTGATCTACTGTATTTGGAGCACCCTGCATTTGCTGCTGCTGGAACTGCATTTGATTCTGCTGAATATCCTGTGGCGTAAGTCGCTTAAGCTTAATATTCTCTCTCTGTGCCTGAGATTCATCAATCTTAAGCTGCTCATATAGTTTCTGGACTCCACCCATATCTAGAAGCTTCAAGCCATCCTGAGGACTAATGAAGCCCATCTTCATCATATCCATAAGGAAAGCCTGACGTGCAGCCTTAGACGTAGGTAGAGCAGATCCACCTTCCATACGAATATCAGTACAAATATCTGCACCAGTTAACTGTAATACGTCAAAGAAACCTTCTGTGCCTACAACTCGTACAGTTCTCTCAACATCCCAATACTGCTTAGCAAGGTAAAGAGTCTGACGTGCAATAGACTCCATGCCCTTTTCTACAGAGAAGTAGGTATGAGAGAGAAGACTATCGTCTTTTTCCTGCAAGAAAGAAATTGCTGTAGCGGCAGTAACACCGGAAGGTGCATCTCCACGAGATACCTGATGCTGTCCAGAAATATCTTCAATATCTACAATAGTACGATCTAATTCTTGCAGCACATAAGACGGTAAAGGAGTAAGTGGAATTGGCTGAGGTAACCCAAACCCAGGCTTAACTGCAATCATTTGCCCTGGTTCAGTAGTAACCTTAGAAGGATCTAAAGAACCCTGAAAATACACTAATTGGGGCTTAGCCATCCTATTCTTAGCCTCAACAACCTGAGACCGAGTACGGTTATATTCACGCTGTAAACCGATAAGGTCTGAGACGGTCGATTCAGAATAGAACTTACCTGACGGGATATGATCAAATTTAGTAAAGGGAAACTCTCCGTGAGCATACGGAATTTGACTATCCAAGTGAACAATGTTATCTCCAATAACGTGGACTAATCCACCATTAGGAAGTAACTTATGCGCGCCTGGCTTTGCCCACATCTCCATACATAACACAGAATCCGGTTCAGTTTTAGTGCTTCCAGCTAAATCCAGTACAGAGTCATTAATAATCTCTTGTGATGCAATAACATCATTCGCTACAGAGAGGCCCTTAAGCTTATCCCCATAGATAGCCTGTACCTGAGAGATAGGTTTAGTATAAATATTAAGAACAAAAGGCTGTTTCTGTAAGTCTACAGTACGAAGATCTGGTACAAATAAGTGATACGGGGTGACACAGCCATATCTAACGTCACCCTGTTGACCATCTGCATCTACTGCACCGGAATCCCACCACGTCTTAATGAATCCGGTCCCACAAATTAAAGTCCAGAAAGCCGTCTGTAGGAATTCTGCGTCTAGATGACTGTTATTAGAAATAGATTCCCAGACTTGTTCTGCTGCATAAGCCGCAGCTAAGTCTTCATCTTCACTAGAGGCAGGTACAACAGACGCATTAGGCTTCTGTCCAGTAATTCGTGCAATCTCAGTACGAATTACAGGACGAATTCGGTTGGCTACTAGGCGAACACGATATGGAGGTGCCTTAGGAAGGATGAGTTTTCCACCAACATAAGGTGGAGCTACCTCTAGATATTGCTTACCAAAGTAGAATGCCAGGTTTAAGTTCCACTGAATCTGTAACCGACTTCTAGCCGACTTCATTTCTGTGTATTGAGATTTTACCCACGATACTAATTCGCGAGCTTCCTTCATCTGACCAAGTTTAACCAAGTCCATAGTGCTCGGGTCGGAGGCCGAGGGCTTCAAGGGCGTCACTGTCATAATCTTCTAGCCTCCCTTCCTTCACTAATCGCTCGTATTCACCTTGGTCTGATGGGTCAACTACTGGTTCCTCAGAAATTGAATAACTGTTCATCGCTTGCACGGCTTGAAACGCTAGTGGGTCCTTCGTGGCTAAAAGTGAGACCAGCTTGTCCAACTGGTTCAGATGATTCTGCTGTAGCGATACTAGTGCTGTCATCTGCTCCCGATTCGTTTTCAGAACCAGGTACACAACGACCATCAAGGTCAGCATCAATAGCACTACAAAGAGAATCAACACTAGTATTGAGTTCATTTCTAAATGCCTTAACTCGCTCTAATGCAGCAGTAGTATTATGTGTAGCGAAGTCTAACTTAAGATTAAGTTCGTCTACCTTGGACTGAGATACATACCCAATTGCACGAGCACCCTCAGCCATACATTCAACACAGAAATAAACTGCACCATGCTCTTCAAGTTCCATGCCAAAATCTAAACAAGGCCGATCTACTGTGCCACAAACCATACACTTGCCAGGCCACGCAAAAGGCCGTGGAACAATCTGCATTCGTGCCTGTACTGGATTAGTTTCCACCGAAAATCGACTCCGACTTAGCTTCCTGCCCTGCGTCACCGATACTTGTTTCATTATCGGACATAGGGGTTTCAGCTGAAAGATACTCTTCTGCTACAGGCTCGTCAGGAGAAGGATTTCCAACAACAGAAGGATTAACCAAAGCGTCGCGGGCTTCCATTTCAGCCGCAACTTCATCCCGAAGCTTCGCAGAATCTTCAGTAAGAGTAATCTCTGGGGTTACAGGCTCAGCCTCTCCTGTAAGCTCTGCATACTCTGCAGGAGTAATAATACCCTCGTTAAGGTCTAGCCAAGCATTAGAGAAATTCGGCTCACGCTGTTCTCCACGTGCCCGACGAACTTCTGCCTCACAACGCTGAATTTCATCCTGGTACATCTGGCCGGACCGACCAACAAAACCAGGATACTGTCCATAGTTCTCAGCCATCTCAGTTTCCTCTCGCAATTGCAGCATTGGCCCACATTACAACTTCCTCTAGCTTAGTGATAGCTAGAGACTTCTCACGACTCTCAGGACAAACATCATTGATATACTGAGCTAATGCAAAACCCGAAGATCGCATAGTTGCATAAGTATCTACCATATCAGCATTCTTAGGTGCATGATACGTAAATCTATTTTCAAGGTCCGTAAGATCCATCAGAAACCATCCCATTCTACAGCGTTAGCTCCGGAGGACCACTCAGTCCTATTTCTATCGTCTAAGTACATTCGTGCAAGAACCTGGTCGTACCTAAGATTCTCAGAATCTCTTGGCATAAGTTCTGATACTGTTGCTGGGTCAGGTGCAAGGTCTGGCATAAATGTGAAGAAGTATCTGGCAGAGTCGCAGGCATGGTCATCTTTCTTATGAATCTTTTCGTGTGCATTATTATTGAACTGGGCAGACTTAGAAGAATAGGTTTCCCATCTAAGTCTTTCCATCTCACGAATTAGATTCGTACAATTCTCTGTAATCTGCCAATAAGGTTTCCCAGTGCGCGGATTAATAGATAAATACTTGCTAACCTGATTGACCCCAGTGAGAACATCGTTATTCCCGGGCGCAATCCAAATACCGTTGGCTGCATATTCTCCAACGATACTAGTTCCTGTGACAGCTTGTCTCTGCTGTGTAGCGGGATCTCCGACACAGAACTCAGGTTCCTTTCCAAGTTCTTTATCCATCTTTAGGACTACTTTTGCATGTTCCGCTACAGTCATTTCACTTGCATAATGCTCTGCAAATGTAACAATAGTTCCATCAGCATGGACCGCGTGCCATAGCCAAGCAGTAGGGTTATTAAACCCGTGGTCCATACTACGATACCATTCCCAATTCAGCACTGATTTAGGATTGATTGGCGGGATAACATGTGTCGCTACAGAGAAGTTTTTGTAGACTTTGCCACCAAGTTGAACGAACTGACCTTTTTCGCGTGCCTTTCGTTCATCAGCATCGAGCCCGCCAAGAATACGTTCAATAGCCTCTGGCTTTAGATATGGGTTCTCATGGATATCTACTTCTACAACATCAATATATTGGTGAAGACCTGTAGACCCTGGCTTATAAATACCATCATAAATCCAGGTCATACCTTCTACAGGAGTAAGAGTAAGCCAAGTATCACCATCTGTATCGACAAGACGTAGCATGTTCTCATCGTAGATATGTTTCGGTGGTTCCTCGTCAAAGTGTACGAAGTGCCGACTAGTTCCTGCGTGTGCAGCTAGATCCTGTTCGTACGTAAGAAACTCTAGGGTACTTCCATTAGATAGTGTGAGTTCTTTCTTCTCACTATTATAGCTACGTTCCCAGGAACCTTTGACGAGTAAAGAAGGCGGAAGCCACTGCTTTAATTTTGGAATAAGAATCTGCTGAATACCATGTGTAAAGTCTACACAGATTGCACGTCCTCTAACCGGCGCCTCGGGTACCCTCCTATAGGGGTGCTGTCCGCGCAGGTAGAAGATGTCTTCGACCACTCCACCTACTGTTTTGCCGGACCGGTTACCTCCAATGTAGAGTCGTGTCTTAGCCTGAGAACTGTGAAATAACACCTGCTTAGGGTGCGGTTTATAGGCTAAGATATTGGGCTCACGCGCTGTTAGCTTTAACTTCTCGCCAATAGCACGGAACATTTCCGCTTGGGTAATGTCCTCAGAGGCGGCAACACGTCTAGCCATCTTAGCACTTATGTCCCGAAGTCTTCATTGCACCGCAGTTCGGGCACGAATTCGATGGGGCAGAACTACCGGACTTAGTCCCACCGAAACTAGGTGGAGTACCTTTCCTCTTACCCGCCATGATAATCTCCTTACGCAGTTGTACTATCTGTTGCACCAAGTGCTGTTAATGCAGCACACACAGAAGCAAGAGCAATATTTCCGCCCTTAGCGCCCGTGAGTGTTACACCTGCTAATAACTGAATACTATCTGAACCACCATGGTTATGATTCCCTGCAGCAATCTGGTTACTCCCAACACCTACAGTATGGTGATGAGAATCTTTCGCAACATCTAGATCATCGTTACGGTGAATTTGCGCTACAGTGCGGGGATCAAAGTAATTCTGCCCCTGAACCTTTGGACTAAATGGATCATTAATAGTCCGCTCATTTGGATCCTGTGGTGTTCCGGGTTGTGCCATTACCAGTACCTATTTACTCGGAACGAAGACTTAGCCTGTCGAATACAGCTGCCTGATCCAGAACCACGAAGCAATGTAAATACCATGGTTTTAACACTTGTAGCCGATGCTGCCCAGGCAATATTGAAGTCCTTTTCAACACCAAATGCTGCTGTTCCAGTACTAAATGCAGATGAGAATATTGAAGCGCCTGCTATGCTATCCTCACGAATACCTAGCAGAAAGTAATCACCAGCAACAGATTGCATCATTTGGCAGTGAGCTTCAATATTGTAGTATTTACCGTTGATAGCATTAAACGTAATACCTGTGACAGCAGTTTCTACCGTGGTAACAGCAGCACTGTTAGCGCCTTCATCAGTCCTGCCTACGTTCTGAACAGCACCTGAGGCAAAAGAAAGTAGTTGCCATTGAGCACCATCCCAAACATACTCAAATAATGTATCTGTTTCGAAAATCTGGAGACCAACGAATAATGCTCCGCCACTAGGACGTGTAGTAGAAGAACAAATAAAAGTACCAACGCTTGAATCAATCGTATCAAAGTTATTATTCAGATCCGCTGCGACATCTACTGTATCACTACTCGCGGGCTTGAATAACCTTAACCGACTTGTCAGCGTCCCCATAATTCTCCTCAAAGGAAAAGACACTTTCCCCTGAGTCAATTGCCGCTACAGGGGTTGATTGGATAACTCTATTGTTGGGCAATACCCCTAAGGTACTTTGCGCCAACATCTGTACTTCACTACCAATCTTAGCTAACGTTATAGGATTGTCAACGTGTTTTGTGATAATTTCTACTACTCGCGACAGGACGTTCATTACGTCGATCGCTGCCTTGCTATTTGGATCCCACTTACCTGTAATCTCATACGCGAATTTAATCGCGTTCATGTCCCCTTTTTCAGCTGTCTGGATAAGTGCTTGCTGAATAAGAGGCATGTGTTCCTGTAGAGCGTCTTCCGACATTGTTTGGAATGTCTGTCGGAATTCCGGGTTCTTCTGCCAGGCTGTCCACTTCGCATATCCTATCCCGAGATTCCGAAGTTTCGCCCGAAGTCCTCCCGGGACAGTTGGGTCCATTACGTGGGATAACGCGTACATTTGTTCCTGGGTAAGGCGTGTGTTAACCCTAATCCACGGAACACCCCTACTCAGAACGTAATGCTTAAAGTCCTTGTCGTCAAAGACCACCGCTACAGAGAGTGCGTTATCCAGCTCGTTTTCAAACGCCCTATATACTTCGCCGACACCAGGACATCTCTTAGTACGTAAATAGTAGTGGTATACCCACTGGGCAATCTCAGTTACAACTTCCCGTGAATATTTGTTCGACTCTGTGTATCTGGGCAATGGTCACCCCACATCCGTTAAGTGCGATTTTCTCTAAAGAAGGAAATACTAATTTGGGTGAAAGTTCATATGCCTGTATAATCGACTGTTGAACCTTCACCGTCTTACAATAGTCTATGAGAGACTTTCCAACGAGTGTTTCCCTAAATCGGATATGGGGATGACGTTCCGGCGCTACAGAGAACATGTCTGTGTCCTCTAGATAAAACTCCAGTCTCCTATGGAAGTCTGTGTCTTGTACTTGTCTCCGTTCCTCTGCGATCCAGTCGGAGTAAGCTTCAAGATACTTCTCTGGGTCTCCATTCAAATACATGGGGAAGTGTTCTGTTAATATAGTAGCTATTCGAGGAGAAGGAATGTGGTATAACCCTTGCTCTACTCTCAAGATGTAATTACGGCTTAATTGGGTTTGGGCTGAGAGCTGTTCTTGGGTTAATCCAGACTCCCTTCTCGCATAACGATAAGGATTCTCTGTCATGTATATAGTATAACAGAGAAAGACTATGTGTCAAGATGATGTAGTATACATATCATTATGTAACGTAGTAGGGGATAAGGTATACATATCATTATGTAATTGAGTAGTTAATAAGGTACCGGTTTGGAAACAACTGGGGCTGAAATACCCGTACAACATGGTGTGGTAGACTTACGTCAGAAAGTTCGGAACTAGCCAAGGAGCAGACCATGCGCATGATGCGCATCATCACTAACATCACTGAGTACACCATCTCTGAGACTCGGACTGACAGCGAGATGTTGCACGATTACCTCACTGAGCACGTGGTTAACGACGACTACACCGTGACCTTCACTAACTTGACTCTCGAGGCTGAGCACAAGCGTATGTGTAAGGACTACGACTACGAGATTGCGCATTATGTGCGGAAGTACGAGGACTTCAAGCGCCTCGCGGAGCGCACTACTGAGAGCCTACGAGAGGAGATCTCTCAGATGCGTCGGGAGTATGAGGACTACAAGAGCAAGACTGCCAAGGTCCAGGAATTCCTCAACAATGAAATCGCGGAGCTAAAAGCTCAGCGTGACGAACTCATCAACAATGTCACCGACATGACTCACACTAAGGATCATTTCTACTGTGAGAGCTGTAACGGCACTGGCTTCCGCGCATCTGGCGAGATATGTGAAGATTGTGGAGGATACGGCACTACCTTTAAGTGGTGGGCAGATGACGCGCCAGGTTTCCTTCATGACTAATCTCTCCTGAAAATTGGCCATCGAGAGATGGCCTTTTTTCATGGGCGCGCATGGAAACAATGCCGTCGCAAGGCCTGAGATCGCCTCAGAAAGTCTCACCGACACCGCTACAGAGCTTGCATAATCCTGGCGACTATGGTTTACTGATCCTAGGTCGGCAAGGGGCCGGCAGCCAAGGAGAGATTGAAATGACTGAGACCGCACCCGAGCCCACCGTGACGTTCGACCCGTTCGTCGCGATGGCCCGTGAGAAGCTCGCAACGATGATTACAGACAACAACGTGGTCGCGGAGCGTCTGCGTAGCGTCGGAAACACTCGCGCACTGGTCAAGGAAATTCGCGAGGACAAGCCTACCAAGGACGCCGTTATCCTCGAATTCCGTCTGAAGATGGAGAAGGCTCAGGCTGAAATGAACAAGTGGGAAGCCGATGTTGACGCGCACATTAAGGCGTCAGGCATGGTTACTACTGGAGATGTGGACGTCGAGAAGGAAACTGCAGCTTGGAAGGCTGCGCACTCTGCCATTAAGCCAATGCGGGATGTTCTGCAGAATCTCGGTGGCGACGCTGCAGTAGCAGGTCTTCCTGAGATTAAGGGAATTCCTGGGAAGTCCGGCGGGTCCGCTGCTGGTGCTTCTGGAATCTCTCGTCCGCGTCTGCAGAAGATTCGTTACACTATCGCGGGCAAGGAGGAATGGGTCGAGGTTTACACCACGGTCGAGGTTGACGGGTCTCCTGTCCAGAAGACTACGCTTACTAACCTCGCCGCTGCTCTCAATAAGTCCTTCGGTTCCAGTGTCTCGGCGGCTGATATTCAGTCGCCGATGTTCGACGCTGCTGGTACCAAGGATCTCAGCACTCGGAACGGTGAGCCTGTGAGTTTCGCTTTCACTGCTGGCGAGACCAACGTCATCATCGAGGTTACCCCTCGCGTCGCATAGTCCGAAGGATAAAGGGTCGGCCCAGATATTGGGTCGGCCCTTTATTTTTACCGGGTCGTTTAACTTTCAACCAAGCCTGCATGGAAACAATGCGGGCGATATGTCTGTTGTATACCATATGTCCAATATGTCATACTTGACAGGCTCGCTACAGAGGCGTAGCATTGGTCTTAGTCGTAACCGCCCGGCGGATGAAATCACCGGATGAGTTATTGAACATTCAGAACAGAACATGGAATGAACGATATCCCTCTTATATCCAATCGCTATTCACATGAAGGGAATCGTCATGAAGCCAAGAGTTTACAAGGAAAAGATGGCTCTCGAAAATCTCTTTCCTTGCTGGGTCGTTCTCGATAATACTGGTCGTCCTGCGTATTTCAAGACCTGGAATTTGGCCATGAAATACGCAACTGAATGGGCAATCAACTAAACATTCTAATGACTGGCGTTAGGACTACATAATACTCGAGAGCTGAAGAGTTCTGTTCCGATACAGGGGAAAAGAAAAAGTAATTTCCCATTCATATTCTGTATCCATTTCGTTTTCGAGAGCCACGTCAAGAAGTAAAAAGAAAAACCAAGAAGAATATAATATCCAAATCATTCAGGAATTTCGAATCGAGCATAATGGCCTCAGAAAGATGAGGCATATTATAATCGAAAAAATATTGGGGTTAAGGTTATTATCATTAGCTATCTCTATCCCTCTGGGAGAGATAGCATGATAATAACCCCAGTCATGATCAACAGACTACACGGCGTAACGTGTAAACGGCCTCTGACCTGCAGGTTTGCACTACACGGTGTAGCGTGTACACTCTACATCGGGGACCGTGTAATGACCTGTTACGTCCCTACACGCAAGCCGATGTAAGTCATGATCAACAGGGATTTTATAAATTTCACCCAATATGCCTCGTCTTTCAGGAGTGATTATGCTATTCAAAATTAGAATCGGACAGAAGAATGGTGCGTTTACCTTAGGTAGTACAGATGCACCAGAACTAACTATTGTAGACGGACGTGTCACGGGAATATCGGCTACCTGGGATAAAGGACTAGGCTATCCTCTTTACATTGACTGGACCGATGTTACCTCCGTCTCTGTAGCGGTTATCGAATCTCGTGGTCCTAGCGAAGAAACTTCTCCCCGTATTTTAGGAGGGATGTTTAACTTCTAATGCCACGTAAACTAATTAACCCAGATGAATTATTCTCACTACTATTCAATGCACCAGAAGGGCTTACGCCTTCTGAGGTTGAATTCGCATTAGGTCTCACACCTAACACAGTTGACTATCATCTCAAGAAGAAAGCATTCTCCAAGCAGATTACTGGAAGGTATAAGTTAACATCACGGGATCTAGATGACTTCCGTACACTTGGCGGATACGCATTACCTGCATTAGGTGACAACTCTGTAGCGAAGAAAGACTATCCATTTAAACTGCGCGACTGGAAATCGCTTGTTAAACCTAGCACATTGTCTGAGGTAATGGACTTCATTAAACTTGGTGCCGAGGAACTCCTCAAAGCCAGCACTTACACTGATGAAAATAACCTTTCAGGTATACTGATGCTCACAGAGATGTTACAATACTACATCGACTCTGTAGCGTTCGATAAGCGCTATTCCGATCCAGAGGCTCGGGAATACATCCTGACGACACCCTTGGAGAAATAAATGGACAGGATTAGGACAGTACAAAGCTGGATCATTCTCGGTTTTCTCTTGGGATGTATTATCACACTCTCTGTAGCGCTGTCTTTACCCAAGGAGAATCCCCCATTCCATAACCCATTCTTTCAGTCGAACTGTTATGGAACCTCTGCACAATACCCGCCCTGTAGCGGAAAGTAGGTTTTGATATGGCAACCAGAACTAGTCGGCGTCAGGGAACTAAAACGAAGTTGGCCCGGCGGACTGCATATCTCAAGTGGCGTGCACAGCATTGCAAGAAAAATGTCCAGACCAGGTAGTTCAGACAGACTAATAATTCTTCTCTGTACCGCTGTCTTGGCGTACATCGCATATAAAACATACGGCCCACAAATCCACGAATTCATCCAGCCTTATCTGCCACGAAAGAGGTAACTTCTAATGCCGACTGGAATTCGACTTGGCATTACCTGTGGTATATGTGGCTCGGGTTATTCTATCACCTGTAGCGAAGAACAGTATCGGCAGTATCAGGCACATGAAAAGAATATCCAGGATATCTTTCCTGAACTATCTGCGGATATTCGTGAACTATTACTCAGTGGTATCTGCGGCACGTGCTATGACAAACTCTGTGGAGATGAAGACTAGTGGATCAGAATCTTCAACTAGAAGTTATTTACATGGATCATTCGATGCTCTATTATCCTGTTGCAGAAGGTTGGAAGATTGATCCTGCACAACGAGTAATCGTAGTAGGTCGTGGAGTCCCAAGAACTATGATTCCTCTAGATAATGTACGAGCATTTTCAATCTGCAGAGTGTAACAAGAAATAGGAGAGTGTAATGTCTGTCTTCGAGTCCATCAACGCCGATATGAGTGAGTCGGATATAGTTGCCGAGGATATCGTTGCGCTGCAGGATAAGAGGACAGCGCTCAAGGATTCCATTGCCGAAGATGAATTGCGCATTAAAACTCTCAACGAAGAGATCGAGAGAATTAAGCGTGAAGCACAAGAGGCAATGACTCTACTCGCTACAGAGCGGCAGAATATTACCGAGAAGATTTGGGATACTCGACAGGAGATCAAGCGTATCGAAAAGGAAATCCTTAATCTTGAGCAGAAGCTTCGACTGCTATTAGATGCAGAGAAAAAGAAGAAGGAATTCCAGGACGCTTCTATTCAATTCGATAAGGAAACTGCTGGACTTGCTTGGCGTGAGTGGGCATATGAGCACCAGATCGACGGTGCCCGCTATATGGCTAACGTCAAGAAGAGTATCCTCGCAGATAAAATGGGACTTGGCAAATCAATGACGGCGCTTATTGCAGCCGACATGCTCAAGTCACAGAGAATTCTAATCGTCTGCCCATCAGATGTCGTGCGTAACTTTGAGAAAGAAGTCAAGCATTGGGCGCCGCACCGTAAAATTGTGCTGGCAATGTATAAGATGTCTAAGGCGGAACGCAATGCAGCATTCGAGCTATTCCGCCTAGACCCTTATGCAAGTTTCGTGGTCCTCATTAACTATGAAGCGTGGCGTCGGGATGCTTCACTAGTTGATAGGTTAGTTGAACTGCGATTCGACACAGTGATTATGGATGAGGCACACACTATCAAGGACACCAATACTTTCGCATTCCGTGGTGTCGAGAAGATTGTGTTTGCTGAGAATTGCTGCCCGTTCTGTAGCGGCCCAGTGATTAACTATGACATTGATCGCTACACGCATTACATGAGATGTTCTAATCCGGAGTGCGGCTGGAATACTCGCGATAACTATGCGTGGGATGCAGGAGATCGGCGTTCTGTTAAGAATGTATTCCCAATGACTGGCACACCAATTCTTAACAGGCCAGATGAACTCTATCCATTGCTGCATCTCATTCTGCCAGAAGTGTTCTATGATCTCGAAGTATTCCGTGCACTGTATTGTGAGCAGGATCTATATACCGGCAAGTGGACATTCCAGCCTGGTGCAATGGATAGGCTGGCGAAACATTTGCAGGGTCGCTATGTCATGCGTAATCGTCACGATGCAGGCGTCAAGATTCCTAAGCAGGAGATTGTAATTCACGAGATCCCTGTAGCGGAAATGCAGGAGTTCTATCCAACTCAGTTCAAGCTTATGCAGATGCTTACTAAGCACGCTCAGATTGTATTGGAGTCCGGCAAAAAGCTCACGGCAATGGCAGCTATCACAATCATTCTGCGGAAGCGTCAGATCAATGTATATCCCGCAGGTGTAAACCTTAAGGATGAAAATGGCAACATCGTATTCTCCATTGGAGACGAGACAACAGAGAGTATCAAGCTGGATAAAGCGTTCGACCTTCTCACAGAAATTACAGCCGACGGACTTATCTTTGGTGAAAGAGCTGTTGTATTCTCGCAGTTCAAGCCAGGAATGCACGCGCTTTCTGAACGACTTAAGGCAAGCGGGATATCGGCGGTTGTATTTGATGGCGCAACGCCAGAGAGTTTACGAGAAGAGATCAAGGCTGACTTCAATAGGTCGATAGACCAGCCAAGGAAGTGGCAAGTTGTACTTGCGAATTACAAGACTGGAGGTGTTGGACTTAACTTCACAGACGCCACTCATATCATTGCTCTGGACGAGGAATGGAATCCTGGGAAAAACGAACAGGCTTGGGGTCGTATTGACCGTATCGGTCAGACTCAAGAAACTACTGTACACATTCTCAGGATCGCTGGTACTATTGATACTTGGATGGCTCAGCTTAATGACCAGAAGCGTGATATTGTAGAGGGCTTCGAGGTTAAGGCAATCGACATCTATGAGGCTATGAAGAATGGAGAAGTCTTGTGAGCGCTAAACATCGACTGGAAAAGATATGCGCTCACTGTAATAAAAAGATTCGATGGTATCACGATCCGCACAGTTATTATACTAACGGAGTGCTACAATACTTTCATAGGAAGTGTATGTGACTTATATAAGACGAAGGGCATTCAATAGTCCAGACTACATAGATAAAATCCCTAAATGGCATATTGGACTAACTGAATCTAAAGCAGAATATCGTTCGATGTGCGGATATAAAATACCCGCTACAGAGGAGCCACTACGGCGCAGCAAAGTTAGTAAGAATGTGTTGTGTTATCGTTGTCAACAGCAATGGAATTTCCTTCATTATTACGAGTTGGAACAGTCTATTGCTAATGGAGATCACTACACTATCTAGGTGAGTAAGTGGTAAGGAGAACATACGGAATTGGGCCTAACTTTAAACGGGCTCCATACTGTCATAATCATCAGCAATGGTATTATAGTTGTGTGAGTGATCTAAGGAAGCGTATTCACTACGCGGAGAAATACCCATCTCAAAAGAATAAGGAGGCATTGAACGTAGTTCTTAGTGAAATGGAGAAGATAAAGTCTGATATTAAGGGATGTGTCGAATGTCAGTCTATGATCTCCTAACTCATGATCAAAGAATCCAACGACAGTATCCACCATTCACACTTCCGGATATAGAAGATGACGATAGCACTACTGCTGATGAGTTTGTCCCTGTCTGTAGGAATAGGTACTATATTTGGCTGCAGTTATGTCTATGGTAGGAGAACCAATGGGCGGCATATATCAAACTTCTACGAAAATCGACGGCGCTTTTTTCGAGAAAGAACTGATCGAACCGTCGACAATTTTAACTATGGAGATGATGCGACTATACAACGAGATCCGCCAGATGATGATGAATATGGGAGACTCGTTCGTGGGCAAGGTAGTATTCCTGGAGATGCGAGTTAGGACTGCAGATGTTACGGAGAAATCCTGACGATCCTCACAGTCTCGATGTCTTAATTAACTGGGATGAATTTCCTGCATACTATCTCGGTAAGATCTGTACCTGTCCACCTAATGTATATGGTCCTTATCCTCCCATTGACATTAAGTGGGATAGGGGATTTATCGCCACCTGTAGCGACTGTCATAAACCGCACGCGCATCTACTAGATATATGTAATTGTTGTGATGAAGTTTTTCTCAAGGACTTCAAGCATCCTGGATTCGACTGGAAAGATCCGCGTTGCTGGCAGTGTCTAGAATTGGCACCAGACTATATCGCTACAGGGCGTCATGATGACCGTAAATCTCCTCCTCGAACTAAAAAAGAATCTGAGTTCCGTAAACTAGCAGAAGGTCCTTCTG